GTTCAACACGGCGGCGCGGATCATCCTGCAGCACCTGTGGGAAACCCAGCACGGCCCCTCCGCCCGGCCGTCGATGGGCGGCATGGACATGATCCAGCCCCCCGGGTTCAGCTTCGCGATCCCCAACCGCGCGGCTGAACTGCTGAACGGCACGCTGAACGGGATGCCGTTCCGCGTCGAGGCGTACGTGTGACCGTCACCTCCCGCGTCCCGGCGCTGATCGACTACCTGGTCACCCTGTTCACCAATGACCCGACCATCGGTGCCGCCACACCGCCGGTGACCGTGTACGACGGGCCGCCGGTCACCGCGCTCAACACCCCGCTCACCCTGTATATCGGGCTCACCGACCCCGACAGCGACGCCATGGAGCCCATGGCCGAGTCGCAGCAGACGTGGGCGGCGCTGGGGCGCCGCGGCCGGGACGAGATCGTCACCATCCACTGCGTCGCCGAAGCATGGTCCGGGTCCGACACCGTGCAGGCCCAGCGGATCGCGGCGGCGGGGATCGTCGCCGCGGTGGAAACGCTGATGCAGGCCGACACCACCCAGTTCGGCGGCAACGTCCTGTTCCCCGACCCGGGCATGGCCGTGGTGGCGTGGTCGCAGAACACCACCACCACCGGCGCGATCGCCCGCGCCGCGTTCGACCTCGTATTCAAATCAAGGATCGGGGGCTAGAAAGCAAAGGCATCCCGGTCGGGAGCCGCTAGAACCTCGCCGCTGCGGCGCTTGGCAGCCTGCCAGTCCTGGCCGAACCTTTCGTAGTCAACGTCCCACTTAGCGAGGCTGCGACCTTCACCGAACGGCTCCCGGTAGCCGTCCTGCGGTACCACGACGATTTCCCCTTTGCGGAACGGCCAGTAGCGCACCTCGCCTAGATGCACGAGTTGCCCCCGCTGCGGGCCATTCGGGTTGCCTGCGGCCACTGTCGTGCCGCCCGTGATGACGGCAAAGCCAAGTTCATCCGGGTCCAGTTCATCGTCTTCGGCTGCGACACGTAGCAGCCGTAGCAGGAAATCAGCGTCGGTCATCTCATCAGAGTACGGAGCGCGCATGTCCAACGTGAAGAACATCAGCGGCGGCCCGCTGGACGTGCCGCTGCTGGACCGGGTCGTCGAGGACGGCGAAACCGTGGACGTCCCCGACGTGCAGGCCGACGGGGAGTCACCGATCGTGTGGCCGCCGGACAAGTGGCAGCCGGTGACCCAGCAGCCCAAAGCCGAGAAAGCAGCGAAGGACGGGAGCTGACCAGTGCCCACGTACGCATCCGGTCTCTCGGGCCAGGTCGGCGCCGTAGCGGAGTCCACCTACGGCACCGCGGTCACCGTCACCCACTTCTACGAGTTCCTGTCGGAGAACTTCCAGTTCGTCCCCGCGTGGCTCGACGGAATGGGCCTCAAAGCCGGGCAGGCGTACAACCGCGCCAGCAGGACGGTGGTGTCGCAGTTCGACGTCAACGGCGACCTCACCATGGAACACACCTCCGGCGAGGCCGCGAACGCGGTCGCTGACAGCATGGGGTTCTGGTGGAAGTACGCCCTCGGGTCCACGCTGACCACCCCGACGCTGGTTCTCGGCACCGCGTACAAGCAGGTGCACACCAACGGGTCGAAGGCCGGGCAGTTCATGACCGTGCAGGTGGGGCGCCCGCAGATTTCCGGTGTCACGGTGCAGCCGTTCACCTACACCGGGGTGAAGGTCACCGACTGGGAGTTCTCCTGCAACGACAACCAGATCGCCCAGCTGAAGGTCACCTGCGACGGGCGCAACGAATCCACGGCGGTGGGCCTGGCCGCTGCGTCGTACCCCACGCCGAACGGGCTGTTCTCCTTCGCGAACGCGTCGATCATGACGATCGGCGGCACCGCGTCCACCTCGGCGGGTGAGACGACCATCGCAGGCGGCTCTACTCTCGGGTCGCTGGTCAACGGGGTGGACATCATCAGCTCCACGCCGATGAAAGTGGACAGATATGGTTTGGGTAATGCCGGGTTGAAAGGCGAGCCCATTGAAAATGCCATTCCAACAATAACGGGAACGCTTACGACGGAGTTTTATTCCCGTACTGAATTGTACGACGTTTTTAAGGGTTTTGGTACCACTCCGATGCAGATTGACTTCACCAAGTTCGACCCGGCGGGGAATGACGCCAACGGCGTCGCGTCCGGCCCGAACCCGTACAGGCTCAGCTTCATCTTCCCCAGCGTTCGCTTCAAGACGGCGGCCGTTAACATCAACAGTCCGGATGTTTTGCCCCAGTCGATCGGCTTCCAGGCGTATGACGACGGTTCCGGCACTAACCCCGTGATTCAAGTCAAGCTTGTGAGCAAAGAGAGCAGCGCAATTTGATTTTCAACCTGTACCCGCGCGTGGTGGTGAAGCTCGGCGCGGACGAGTCGCACGTGTTCGACCGGTCGCGGCTGATGTTCACCGAGGTCGCAGAGATTGAGAAGGTCACCGGCCTGGCGTACCCGGAGTGGCTGGACCAGGTCGGGCAGTACCGGATCACCGCGGTCGCGGCGCTGCTGCACGTCCTGCGAAAAAGGGAAGGGATACCGTCGGATTTCGGGTCGCTGGAGTTCAACGTGGCGGACCTGGACGTGATCCCGTTGCACGACGACGGCCGCGAGTTCACCCCGGAGGAGGTCGCCGCCGACCTGAAACGGCGCGTCGAAGAAGCGCAGCGGGAGAAAACGTCCGGCCCCCCTACCAGCGCCACGGCCGCGCCCGTGGCCCCCGCCGCCGCCCCGGCGGTTACGACTGGTACAAGCCCCTCTTCGCCGAACGGCTCGGCATCCGCCCGTGGGAATGGGACCGGCTCACCTGGGCGGACTTCTGCGCGTGCAAAGCGTACGTCGACGAGCAGCTGAAAGCCGCCGCCGGGCAGGCCGGTTAACGCGGCGCGCGGTTGCCGCGCATCGCCAGGTAAAACCATGCCGGCGCCCACAGCCCCGCGGTGAACACCGTAATGAGCAGGTGCAGGATGTGCTGCCCGGTGGTCAGCGGCCGGTTCCCCGGCACCCGGGCGCCCGGGTTCGCGGCGTAATACGCCTCGACTTCCGCGGTCGTCATTCCCCGTCGCATGCCCGCAACAATACCCCCGGAGGCTGATGGTGGCGGAACAGGTCCGCGGCGCCCAGCAGTTGCGGGACCTGTCACTGCGGCTGAGGGAAATGGGCTCCGAAGGGAAGGGGCTGCGCCGGGAGCTGTACCGGGCGATCAATGACGCGGGGAATCCGGTCGCCGACCAAGTGGTGGACTCGGCGTGGCTGGAATCGTTCATGCCTAACCGGTACGCCGGGGAACTGGCCCCGGATCTGCGGGTGACGGTGCTGAAACGCGGCGGCCAGCGGGCCAGTGTCGCGTTGCGGCTCCGTGGCCGGACCCGGGACCGGCAGGTGACCCGGCTGAACGTCGGCATCCTCCGCCACCCGGTGTTCGCCCGCGGGCCGCGCCGGGACTGGACGTGGGTGTCGCAGATGAAGGGGATGCGGTCGGGGTTTTTCACCGACGCCGTCCGGGAGCACATCCCGGGGATCCGTGACCAGGTGGACCAGGCGATGCACGACGTGGCGCAGAAAATCACCAGCTGATGGCAACCAGTTTCGAACAGCTCGTCTTCGAGATCATCGCCACCGACCGGAACGCGTCTGCGGCGTTCGACCGGTTCCGGCAGAAGGTCGACCAGACCACCCATTCCGTTGACGACAACACGAAGAAACTCGACAAGAACGCCGAATCCGTCGGCAAACTGGGCGAGCAGGCCGCGAAAGCCGCCGGGACCGGCGGCATCGCCAGCCTGATCGGCACCGGCGGCGCGGCGGGCGGCGGCATGGCCGGGCTGATCGCGGCCGGGATCGCGCTGTCCCCGTACCTGATCGCCGTCGGCGGCGGCCTCGGCGGCATCGCCCTCGCCGCCCTCGGCGCTGGGAAGAACAGCGCCCAGCTGAAAGCCGAACTGGTACCGCTGAAAGCGCAATTCGCCCAGTTCAACCGGGAACTGCAACCGACACTGGTGAACGATTTCGCCGGTGCCGTGCGCCTCGCCGGGCACCTCCTGCACGACATCACGCCGCTCACCCAGGCCACCGGCAAAGCCCTCGCCGGCATGCTGTCCGCCCTCGACCGGGAATTCCAGAACGGGCAATGGCAGTCGTTCTTCCAGTTCCTGGCACGGGAGGCTGGCCCGGACATTCACAACCTCACCGGCCTGTTCGTCAACCTCACCATGGCGCTGCCGCCGCTGGTGAGGGCGCTGCAGCCGCTCGCCGACGAACTCGTCCACGACACCTCCGGCGTGGCGGCACTCATCAGCAAACTCGCTTCCGCGACCACCACGGTCGAGCACTGGGGGCAGAAAACCAATGCCGCCGGGCAGCAGGCGCAGCACACCGGCGGCATCCTCGGCTACCTCGCCGGGAAGGTCAAAGACGCGTTCAACGCGTTCGACCCGGGGATCTCCCAGCTGGGGCACATCCGGAACCTGCTGCAGGAATACGGCAAACAGTCGGCGAACGCCGCCACGGCGCAGCACAGCCTCGCCGCCGCGACAAAACTCACCCTCGACCCTGCGGACAAGGCCGCCGCCGCCGCGTGGCACGCCACGCAGGTGTACCAGCAGGAAGCCAAGCAGCTCAACATTCTCGCCGGCGCCTACACCAACGCCCTCACCCCGCTGGAAAACTACATCGGCGCGCAGATCACCCAACGGCAGGATCTGAAGGCGCTCAATGACGCGCTGAAACTGTCCCACGACCGGATCGGGCTGAAAACCGTCGCGGAACAGAACTCATTCAATGCGGCGGAAACCTACATCCGGCAGACCGTCGCGACAGGCGACGCCGCGCTGGCCGCGCACAAGGGCATCGACGCGCAGATCACCTCCATCCGCAACGCCCTCCCGGAACTGGAGCGCGTCCGGGGGAAAACCGCGGATTACAAGCGGGAACTGGACCTCCTGAAAGGCATCCTGGACAAGCTCCGCGCGGAACGGAAGATCGACGAACGCGTGGTTGTCACCGGGCAGGGGTCGTGGCGGCTGGCGAACATCACCACCACCGGCCCGCAGGGCATGGGCGTCGGCCGCGCCGCCGGGTGGCGTGTCCCCGGGTACGGCGGCGGCGACCGGGTGCCCGCGCTGCTCGAGGGCGGGGAGGCGGTGGTGCCGAAACACCTGACCACCGCCCTGGCGCCGTTCCTGAAAGCCCACGGTGTCCCCGGGTTCGCCGCCGGCGGCATCGTCCCGTCCTACGGGGGCCCGGTGGCGGGGCTGGCACCGTGGACGTCCCGCAACCAGCAGGCCACCCTCGTCGCCATCGGCACCGGCATCGGGCAGGCCATGGCGGCCGGGTTCCGCGCCGTGATCTCCGCCGCCGCCGGCCCCGGCGGCGGCAGCGCGTCCGCGAACGCCGCCCTGGCCCGGTCCATGTACCCGGCGTGGGGCAGCGGCGCGGAGTGGGCGGCGTGGAACTACGTCGCCATGCGCGAGTCGGGGTGGAACCAGTACGCGTACAACCCCTCCGGCGCGACCGGCATCCCGCAGGCGCTGCCATACACGAAGATGCCCCGGGCGGCGTGGCTGCCGTGGCAGGGCGGTTCGGCGAACCCGCGGGCGCAGATCGGGTGGATGATCGGGTACATCGCCTCCACCTACGGCGACCCGGTCCGCGCGGCGCAGCATGAGGCCGCGTTCAACTGGTATGACCGCGGCGGCTGGCTGCCCCCGGGGCTGTCCCTCGCCTACAACGGCACCGGGCGCCCCGAGGCCGTCGGCGGCGGCGGCACGGTGATCAACATCACCGTCCAGGTGGGGCACGGCACCCACCCGGTCGCCGCCGCGCAGGAAATCATCAAGCTCCTCAACCTCGGCGCCAAATCCGGGGTGAAGCTGCGCACCTCCATCCTCGGGCCCGGCTGATGACCTTCACGCAGGTGCAGAACGGGTCGGCGATCACCGGGAACGTGTCCGGCGGCATCACCACCCTCACCCTCCCGCTGCCGGCCGCCAGCACGGCGGGGAACCTGCTGATCGCGTGCATGGTGTCCGGGCAGGCCGGGGTGCCGCTGAAAATCACCACGGTCACCTCCGGCACCGCGACGTCGCTGAACACATCCCCGGGGTGGGAGTGGTGCTGCACCGCGCCGTCGAACGTCGGCGGCGGCCAGGGCCAGCAAACCGAGATCTGGTGTTACCGGAAAAACCCGGGCGGCATCACCTCCACGACGTGGTCGATCCCCACGACGGACGGGGCGCGCGGGCACCTGATGGAGTTCTCCACCACCTCGGCGTGGCAGGTGCTGGAACTGTTCCCGGGGATCACCATTTCCCTGGCCGCGGGTGCCACGTCGTTCCCTGTCACCATGGGCAACGCGGTGTCCTCCGCGGAGCTGGCGGTGGCGTTGTTCGGGAACAACTGCGCCGGTGTCGGCACGAACGTCACCTGGACGACGCCTACCGGGTGGACGGCGGGGCGCAACACGTCCGGGCAGACCATCGGCATGCACTGGGCCAGCTACTGGCAGGCGACCGCCGCAGCGGGGCAGGTCAGCGTGACCGGTGTGGTGTCCACCGCGACGAACCAGGTGTCCTGGGAAGCGACGGTGCTGGTGTTCCGGGAGGCCACGGCGATCCGGGGCCGGGTGGGCGGCTCGTGTGGCGCGTCGTCATACACCGACCAGGGCAGTTTCGGGTTCCCCGCGACGAAAACCGGGTCGGCGAAAGAAGCCGACGGTTTCATCGGCCGCACCTGCTTCCAGGCCGTCCAGGTGTCCTACCAGAAGGAGGGCGACCACCTGACCGGTACGCCCGTCCTCAACGGTACCGGCGGCGACCTGGTGGAACTGACCACGATGGGCGCGCAGATCTGCTGGGCGATGAAACCGCGGCGCACCGGCCTGTCCGGGTTCACCACCGTCGCCGCCGAGCAGGCCGCCGTTGACTCCGACCTGACATTCGTCAAACAGTCCGGGACGATCAACGGGTTCATCTGCACGTCGTATAACGAGCACAACCTGGGCGGCGGCAACGGGCCTTTCGGCAACGACACCACCAAGCCGGGGCCAGACCCGTACGGCAACGTAGGCACGGGCGCGGCGGCGGCGCGGGCGGCGCAGACGAACTGGCTGCAATACTGGGCGAACTACCAGCCCACCTACGCCGCGCACGGCATCCCCATCTACACGAAGCCGTCGTACGCGTCGGCACCGTCGTGCTCGTCGTGGCATCCGCAACCCGGACAACACCACGGCGGCGAACACGCCGATACCGCTGGGCATCGGGGAGTGGGGCCGCGCCGGCGGCAACTCCTTCCCCGCGTGGTCGTCGGTGGTGGCGTGGTCGTCGTCCGGTGGCACCGGGCATGTCCGGGACTTCTTCGCCGCCCGGCTGACCGCGAACAAGGCCAACGCGCCCATCATCTGGTTCGAGCTCAACCCGGGCGGCCCGAACTGGCTGCACGTCCCCGGGGTCAACGGCGAAGACCAGACCGGCATCCTCGCCGAACTCGCCGCCTGCGTGGACAACCTGGCGCCGCAGGCCGCCGGGACCACGGTCACCGTCACCACCACCAGCTTGCCGAACGCGGCCCTGGGCGTGTTCTACTCTCAGGCGCTGACCGCGACCGGCGGTGCCGCGCCGTACACGTGGGCGCTGCTCACCGGCGCCCTGCCGACCGGGCTGTCCCTGTCGGCGGCCGGGGTGATCTCCGGGACGCCGACGGTCGCGGGGACGT